ATGGGCACGATCACAGCACGTAAGCGCAAGGACAACTCGACAGCCTACACGGCGCAGATACGGATCAATCGGGATGGCAAGACAGTTTATCAGGAAAGCCAAACCTTCGACCGTAAGCAGGTCGCCCAGGCCTGGATCAAGCGACGGGAGACCGAGCTGGCCCAGCCAGGTGCTATTGAGCGGGCGAATCGGAAAGGGGTGACGATCAAGAAGATGATCGAGCAGTACCTGGATGAGTACGAGAAGATACGGCCGCTGGGAAAGACCAAGAGCGCGACGTTGAGCGCGATAAAGGAAACCTGGCTAGGTGAGTTGGACGATGCAGCGCTGAACAGTCAGAAGCTGGTGGAGTACGCGCAGTGGCGGATGAGCGAGGAAGGCGGCGGTGTGCAGGCCCAGACGGTTGGTAATGATCTGTCGCACCTGGGCGCGGTGTTATCTGTGGCGCGACCGGCGTGGGGCTACGAAGTCGATTCTCATGCAATGCCTGACGCTCGCAAGGTCTTGCGCAAGCTTGGCATGGTCAGCAAGAGTAAGGAGCGTAATCGCCGGCCTACTCTCGATGAGCTGGACAAGCTCATGGGGCATTTCTTCGAGATGCAGAAGCGCCGGCCGGATTCTATTCACATGCCGAAGATGATTGCCTTTGCGCTTTTCTCGACGCGTCGGCAGGAGGAGATCACGCGGATTCGATGGGAGGATCTCGACTGCGCTCGGCAGGCTGTCTTGGTGCGGGACATGAAGAACCCTGGGCAAAAGATTGGTAACGATGTGTGGTGTCATCTGCCGGACGAGGCCTGGACGATCCTGTGCACTATGCCGAAGGTTGAGCGAGAGATCTTTCCCTACAACGCCAAATCCGTGTCAGCTTCTTTTACGCGGGCGTGCCCGATGCTTGGGATTGAAGACCTCCATTTTCATGATTTGCGCCATGAAGGGGTCAGTCGACTGTTTGAAATGGATTGGGATATTCCCAGAGTGTCCAGCGTCTCAGGGCACAGAGACTGGAACTCTCTGCGCCGTTATACGCATTTGAGAGGTCGGGGTGATAAGTTTGAAAAGTGGCCATGGCTTTTTGAGTGCTTAAAGTAAATGTGAGTTGGTTTGTGTTTCTATCATCGCGGAGAGAGATTTATGGTTACAAGAGAGGATATGAAACCTTGGGTCGTTGCCGCACTGAAATCAATGGGCGGCATTGGTTGGCCAAGGGATGTTGCCAAGTATATTTGGGATCACTATGAGCCTGATATCAAGCGGTCCGGCTCACTCCTTTATACTTGGCAATATGATGTCCGGTGGACAGCAATGGCTATGCGTAAGGATGGGGCCCTCAAACCCGTAGCTGGCAGAAATGATAAGCCCTGGGAACTCGCATAAGTATTTGTGCTGACAATTAAATGAGGGGAGCTATCGCTTCCTTCATTTTGTTTATGCGGCCTTTCGGCCGAATAGTTTATTTTGCTCCTGAGCTGCTTTCTCGCGTTGTCGATCTATGTAGTCAGCAAGGTCTTTGAGATGTACACCAAGCGCTGCTTTCTGAGTATCGGCGCCTAAGCGGACAACAGGGATATCGATCTCACCATCTAGTCTTTTGCGTTTGAACTTTTCGACAGTCAAGCTCATGTAATCTGCGCAGACTCGATCCAAGGGGATGACTGCTTGGCCGTTATATTGGGCCATTAGTAGAAAAAGGGTATTCATGCTGCTACCTCCATCGATTCATCTTCGACTGGATCGGCGTTGGATTTGACCAGCGCCATCATCGGCCATGGCGACACTGAATTACCCACCATCAACACCTGGGTCTTATTGCTAAATTTGCGGCCATCGTGGCCCCGGTCAATCACGTAGTTGTCGGGGAAGCCCTGGGCGCGGTACAGCTCGCGTGGAGTGAGCATTCGCATGCCGATATCGACAATCACGTAGGGCGTGCCCTGGATCGTCACAGTGACAAGGGCCAGGCGGTCTCGCGTTGTGATGGTCGCCGCCGGATCGCGCAGATCATAGGTGTTGTCGCTGCCGTAGTAGCCCATCAGGAAGGCAGCGACGCGCATGGCGCCGGCCTCTGCCTCTGGAGCGAGCTTATACTCGACCAAGGCGCGATGTTCGGCGCCGGCCGTGATGGTGGGGACCAGCTCGTCCATACCCCGGCCGACGCAGTTCCTGCGAAGCGTTGATAGGTGTGCAGTGACGATCTGCTGCTGGCTGCCCGTGGTGGTGATCGCTGTAAGCGGTTTAACCGGATGATGCCCGGGCGTCACGTTGTATCCGCCGTTGTGCTGCGCGACATAAGCCACGGCCAAGGCGAAGTGCCCACCCTTAACACCACTGCAGATGGTGCGTAGAGGATCATCCCCTGGCATGTTGCGTTGGCTGCTTCCATTGGCGTGCTCGGTGATGAAGGGAGCAAGCTGTGGCGTGACAAGGGCGAATCCCTGCGCACCAGTTATGGTCTTCACGGTATCTTCCACCGACTGGCATCGCGCCAGGTCGTTGCCGGTGTGGTTAACACTGACAATAAACGGGTTCTTGTGCTCGATGACGTAGCGTTTGGCTCCCTTGCGCAGGCGCTCCATTGTGTTGGTCACCAGTGGACGCTTGACGCCCGCAGCGCGGCCTTCTTCCTTGGAGAGGAAAATACTCGGGCACGGGATCGACCAGTCAATGCAGCTTGCGGCGGTGCGGTATGCAGACTGCCCTTTGCTCGGGTTTTTGAAGTGCGTCGGTTCCGGCCAGCGCAATGGCTGTCCGTCACGACGTGCGATCAGGAACAAGCGCTCACGGGTGGTCGCGGCGCCGAAGTCACAAGCCTTGAGCTTGCCGTACATCAGGTCGTAACCCATGGACCGTAGGATGCTTTCAAAGCGGCGCCAGGTCTGTCCTTTACGCTTAGGGTCGGGCACCAGGTACTGGTCCTGCACCGGCACTCGCTCGCCGGCATCGGCAACGGTCATGTCTCGGCGGACCACTCGGCCAGTCTTGCTGCAGCGCTTAGCTATCAGCGGCCCCCACTGGAGGATCTGTACGACGTTTTCCATGGTGATCATGCGAGGGCTGGCCTGGCCGCCCCATTTAAGGATGACCCACGATTGTGAACGGCTGGAAGTGCTGCGCGCCTGGCCGCCGGCAGCGAGGCTGTGGTGGGTGCATTCGGGGCTTGCGTGCAGGTGGGCAACTGGGCGGCCGCGAGTCGCTACGCGCGGGCACACGTCGTAGACATCGGTGATGTAGTGCTCGGCGCTTGGGTGGTTGCGCTTGTGCATGCTGATGGCGTCGGGGTTGTGGTTGATGGCGATATCGACCTGCATGCCGGTGCCCATTTCCTGGCCCATGGTTGCGCCACCGCCGCCGGCGAAGAGGTCTACGCGGATCTCGCCGGCGAAGTCGAGGCCGAACTGGGTTTTAACGGCAGATGTAATTGGATGTGGATTGAAGGAGGTCATACACCACCCCCGGAGAACTTGACCAGGTCTTGCTTGTACGCTTCTAGGAGCGCGTCACGGATGTGCCCGTATGTCTGTCTATCCGTTTCGTCAAGGGGGAAGGTTATGTCGCTGGTCTCGAACTCACACCAGAAGCTGCCTCTCTGGTCCAGCCAATCAATCAGTTGGGTATCAGTGACCGGCTGAGTGCTTGTTTTGTCGCGTTCAAGCAATACCTCCTGGAGCTGCTCGTTAGCGACATTCGAGTCAATGACCAGAGCGTTGGCGTGGTCCCGTAGATTCAGATTGACTTGCTCCAGTTCGGCAATGCGCTTTTGAGCTGCAGCAACGAAAAGTGCAAACGCATCCTGGCCGCCGAACTCGATGGTGTGTTCGGCAGCGCAGGGCATGCGGAGCAACATCGGATTGAGCCACTGATCAGGACGGATGTTGTTCAGATCGAGCCAGTCTGATGGAGATTCTGAGTTTGTCGAGGTGTGCGTATACCCCAAGGCAGGCTGCGCGGGCGGGCGTTCCTGAGCGTTCAGCGTTGCATCAGCGAGCGCTGCCCCGCGCAGCTTTTCGTGGGGTATAAGTGCCTCGGTGGTGGCGCTAGAAGGAGCAATAATGCCTGCTGCTTCGCAGCAGAGACTGTTTGTTTCCAGCGTGTCGACACTGTCTGCAGCGCGGAGCAAAGCGGACAGAGAAGGGAAGTTATCCTGTTGGTTCTTCATGCCGCTTTCCTCCGGTGTTCGATAGCGAGTTGGTCCATCAGGCGCTGGTGGTAGGTGAGCCGGGCTTCTGCGGCAGACCATGGGCGGATGGTTTCAACCATGGGTTCGATGCCGACCAAGCAATCCCAGATAGCCGGATCGGGTGGCATGAGGTCTCGGCGTTCAGTCGCAAGTGCAATCAGGTCGGCCTTGTAGATGCAGGCGGTGAGTTCTGGGGCGATGTCGAACCGTTCGCACACGCGCCACCAGATACAGTCCTCGAAATGCTGGTAGGCGCTAATCCACTGCTTGAGTGGTCGCGTCATGTCACCCACGTACGCCTCGGCGGCGTCGTGAAGTAAGGCAGCGAGTTTGTGTTCTTCCGGCACCAGCTCGGCGACGATGCAGCTGTGTTGGGCCACGCTGTAGAACTCGCGGGTGTGGCCGTTGAATCGGCACAGGTGGGCCAGTGCGTGCGAGATGTCCCGTGGGTCGATCATGCCGGCGTCAGGCTCGAACAGGTCGAAGCGCTTGCCGGTGGAGGTTAGGATCCAGTTCATGCGGCTTCCCTCACCAGGTCGGCCAGCAGCAAGGCGTCGTCGGTTGCCTTGTGCAATTGGCGCAGAGCTTCATAGCCGATCAGGGCTTTCAACTGGCGGTCGAACTCTTTGCTGTGGCGTGTCAGAGCGCGCAGTTCCTTGGTGGCCCTAGCATGTTGCTGTTGCAGTGTGCCGGCGGCTTGGGGTGTCAGACGAAGTGTTGGGACGGCCTGGCTCATGCGGCGTCCTCCTGAAAGAAGGAATCCAGCCCAGCAGCCATGCTCAGTGCCTTGTCGCGCAGGGCAAGGGTCTGTAACGCCTGGCTTTCGGATTTGACCGCTCGGAAGGTATCAGCGGCGAGCTTGAGCTTTTCTGCTATGGCGAGAAGGTCAAGGCGGTCTTGTGGTTCCCGGTACAAAATGTGTTCAAGACGCTGGCAACGCGCCGACATCTTTTCGATAGAGGTTGCATACGCGGCTGATGCATCGTCCTGGCCCATGGTGAAACCGTCAGAATGGCCGTCTTCGTAACCTTCATTTTTACCGTCAGTGAGGCCGCCCCGGTAGCCGACCCAGTAGAGGATCGTGGCGGAGATAATGATGCCGATCAGTGCGCAGATTTGAATTGCAGTCATGTGGTGTGCTCCTGGTGGTGTGTTGGCTGGTGGTGGCAGCCGTTGGGGTTACTGGTCTAGCTCGGTTTAGTCGTTTTGCGGTCGTGGCATGTCCTCGTCTGCCTTGTAGGCGCGGATATCGATCAGTGCCGCGACGTGCTTGATGTGCGCGTACCGTAACGCCTTCACACTGGGATCCAGCGTGGTCACCGGCAGCTGAATCCGGCCGCTGTTAATCGCCTCGGTGAAGGTCTTTTCGTTGAGATTCTTGAAGTAATGCACGCGCAGCTTTTCCAGGGGGATAAGCACGTCGCCGAAGAGTTGGTGCAGCATCTCGACGGTCGCGCTATCCGGTGCGGGTTGCAGTCGTAGCGGTGTTTGACTGATGTTGCTCATGGGCTGCGGCCTCCTTGCGTTTGAGTCGTGAAGGGTGGTTCCAGGCATTTAGGCAATGGCGTTTGGTCAACTCCCGCAGATGCTCCGGCACTTCAAGGAGCGCGGCGTTGCGCTCCTCGCGTGTGCTCATGGCAACGATCTGGTGGGCGTACTCCCTAGGCCACGTCACGGTTGTCTGCCGGGATGGCTGGCAGTTCGAGGCCCAACTGGTCGGCGAGCCAGCGGATGCCGGCTTGGCGGACCTTGGTCGACTGGCTGTACTGCATGCCGGCGGTTTCGTGGAACCAGTTGCTGTCCTTGACTCGTAGGTACTCGCGATCCCGCACCGGGAAGGCCGGTAGGTTGCGGTCGTTGAGCAGGCCCTTTTCGCGCATGAGCACGATCAGCTTGGGTCTGGTCAGACCGAAGTGCTTGGCGGTTTTTTCTAAGCTACGTTCCATTTCGGCCTCCTAGGCTGCATGCGCGGCGGGAGTCGCCACGGCAGCCAGGTGGGTGATGGACTCGGCCACCATGGAATAGATCTCCACGTCACTGCCGTACACCGTGAAGCACTTGGTACGCGGCTTTCTGACGCCGATGCTCATGATGGTGGTGATGCCGTTGCGGGTTTTGTTGCGGTGGATTGCCAGGTTGATCGGTTGTTCGAAGCCCATATCGAGACTGAGAGCGCCACCGGTCTGCACCAGGTCGAATACTTGCTGCTTGTGTTCGGTCTCGAATGTGCCGTAGCGGCGGTCTGCGTGCGGCAGAGAGGATGGGTCGGTTGGGTTGGCTGGTCCGTTGACGATCTCTTCAATGAAGTCTGCAAGTTTGAGGTGCATCTTCTTGGTATTGGTCAGGGTCAGCGTGTGGCGTTCGCTGCCCAGTTCAACGGTGAAGTGCGTGTCGACTTTGCGGCGCTCGACGTTCAGGCGGAAGGCCAGGGCCTCACGCTGCGTTTCGGCGCGCAGCAGGTGGTTGAAGGTTTGGGTCAGGCTGACCTGGGCCTTGAGCAGGGTCAGGGTACGGTTGTCGAATTTGTACTTTTTCATGCCGCGTGCCCTCCGCCGTTTGGATCGAAGGGGGCGGGTGCGGGGCGCTGTTTCAGCTTGGGTTTGGACGCGATGAAGGCGCAGCCGCAGTCTTGTGCCAGGCGGCGGATTTCGAAGATGCGGGAGGGGTTAGCAGCGGCCGGGTGGACGTGCAGGGTGGCTGTGGTGTGCATGGTGTTGCCTCGCTCTGTGGTGGAAGAGTGAGGCCAATATCAACCAATAGTTGATTTATGTCAACAACCTCTGGTTGATGTTTTGAGGCGTGACGTATAGAAGGCTAAATTGGGATCCCAAATGGCCTTTGCTGGTGAAGCTCAGGCAAACAGCAGGTACGGATCAGTCAAAAAAAGGATGCGTTATGGGATGGCCAGGCGAGCAGCTAGTAATTCGGCTTTTCGATACATTGGCAGAAAAAGGTATAGGGAAACTTTTAAAGCCTGGACAAATGAAGAGAGAGGGCTTGGCAGGTATAACAGTTGATAGGGTCAAGGCCTTAGTGGACGCACAGACTCAAAGAGAGGTTGAAGAGATAAGAACGGGCCAGAAAAGCATATCGGACTTTTCTGTTGACCTGAAATTTGCCAAGGCTAAAGATTTTGGGGCAGATATTAAAACTCGTGCCGAGCCTATGGTGGGAGCTTTAGATTACAGTGAGATTTTCCAAATCGGCCACGACAGGGTGATTGCTGATGCAATAAGGCGAGAGATAAATACGGCCAATACGATACTGTATGCTGAGGATGTTCTAAGGGAGGATGATGCTATACCTCCAAAAGAAAAGGTCGATGAGGATTGGTTGTTCAGATGGCGAGACTATGCAGGTGAAGTATCGGATGATGATCTTCAGATTTTGTGGGGTAGGGTTTTGGCTGGTGAGGTGAAATTGCCTGGAACTTACTCCAAGCGTTGCTTGGAGTTTTTACGAAGTTTGTCTCAGCCAGAAGCGAAATTGATTGAGGTTTTATGTAGTCTTGTAGTTGCAGACTTTATATGGCGGCCTGATACTGGATTCAAGTTGCCACTTGAATTTAATGACCTTCTTGATCTAGAGGATCTTGGTGTGGTTGGTGGGGTTACAGGGAGCCTAACCCTGAAAATTTCCGACGAAGGCGTACCAGGAGAGCCTTGGATACAGGTCCTTAGTTCGAATGAAAAATGTTTGATAATTAAAAATAGCGATAAACAGGCAGAGCTTGTTGTTCCGGCTTATTCGATTACAAAATTAGGTAAGCAGCTTTTGAGCTTGGGTGACTTCAAGGCGGATGTAGAGTATTTAAGTGCTCTGGGTAGGAGTATTGTAGGGAAAGGTTTTGAAGTCATGATTGCTGATCTTGATTCTAGAACTACAGAATACATTGGGTGGAAGAATGGAGTTAAAATTGTGTAATTCATTCAGGAATGAATGAGCCAACTACCTTTCCGCATATGTGTGTCTCCTCCGTGATGTCGATGATTGGATATTGCGGATTGATGGGCCTCAAGAATTGTCGGCCGGCGTCTTCTACCAGAACTTTAAAAGTGGCTTCGTTTGTGCGCGGAACTCTAGCAATCACACGGTCACCGGTTTTGGTTTCAGCTTCAGGATCCACAAAAATTATGCATCCTGTTGGATAACTTCGTCCTGGACCAGGGTTCGTCATTGAGTCACCAAGGACTTTCAGCGCGTAACCACTCTCACTGATAGGCACTGGGCAGGAAAGCCATGACTCTCCGTCATGCTGCTCAAAGTTTGACTCGCACCATGCACCAGCCTGCACCCAAGAGATCAACGGGACCTTTCCAAAGCGGCGGGTTATCTCGCGGACATTGCTGTCCCTGCCTGCGCCGAGTTGATGGACATTGCTGTCCCCGGCTGGCTTTTTAGGCAGCACTCCGTACTGCAACCATTCCTGCCTCACCTTCAACCAAGAGCACAGCACCGCCATGCTGTCCGGCCCAGGCACAGCGTCGCCATTCAGCCATTTGCTAATAGCTTGCGGCTTTTTTTCAGCCCCAACCTTCACCAAATGCCTATGAATGTCCGCACCACGTCCCCGGGTGCGTACACCGGCATCGTCGAGTGCTTCGTGAAGGCGCGCCGTGAAGGCTGCCCGTAGCTCGTTCTTATCAACCATGGGTTGATACTCTCACAGGGGTTGCGCAATAGTCAGTTGATGTTAATATCAACCGCGAGTTGATAAATGGAGGTTGCCATGCTGGACCCCGCAGATTTTCCGAACGCCATCGCGTTCGCATTTGAAGCAGTAGGCGGCATTGGAGCCGCCGCCAAGGTGTGTGAAAGGAGCTATCAGGCGCTCAATAAATGGCGCTTGGCTGCCAGTCTTCCCCGCACCGATTACACCGGTGAAACCCACTACGCGAAACTTTTAGCGAGCGCTGCAGAGCAGAAGGGCAACGCGTTTGACGCGGCCTGGTTGCTCAATGCATCGGCTCCACAGAAAGCTGCAGTGTAGACAGAAAAAAGGCGACCCAAGGGCCGCCCAGTTCCTCCCGGCACACACCACCACAGTGCTGTCGGGTCGCGACGAAGGTAGGAGGGCACACCACATGCAAACCACCTCCCTTTATCGCGCTGCCAAGACACGGATGTCTTGGGTTGCTGCCTTTTCCACCACAGATTAGGCAGCTGTTGCGCCAGAGGTGAACAACGGATTGTTCGCCTCGGCACGGTGCCGGTTTCGATCCCTAAGATCTAGCCGGCGTTTGGGCCCTTTCAAGCCACGCGGCAAATGTAACACCACTGCATGTCGCGGGGCACTGGCAACTTTGTAGGATTAATGCCATGAGCCGAGTCATTTTAAGCTGTGTTGATCGAGCGCAAAGGGAAGTACTGACGCTCGAATTAGCTCTGTACCACGCCGCACGGGACTATCCGGGTGGTGCCGCTGCAATCGCCGCCACCACTGGTCGAAACGCCACCACGTTGCAGCACAAGTTGTCTCCCACCCATCCCTCACACACCGTCAACATTCAGGAGTTCGGCGAGATCCTCGAACTGACCAAGGACCGCCGCATCCTCGATGCGGTGCATGCCCTGGTCGGTGACACGACCTGGCAGGAGCTGGCTGAAACCTACACCAGCGATATGCCCGAGACGCTGACCACCGGGATCGCCTCGTACTTCCGGCAGGTGGCTGATCTGGCCGACACATGGGCCAAGAGCATTGGCGACGGCGTTGTGAGTGATCAGGAGCTGGCCGAGATTCGCCTGCAGGTGTTTCGCGGAATCCAGGGGCTGCTGGGGATGTTCAATCGCGCCAAATACGTCAACCAGACAACTCGGGGGACTGACCGTGGCTGACGACATCGATTTTGCAAATGACCTGGTGCAAGAGCGTATGGACCGTGCGCTTGCCGCTCGGAATGCAAACAAGGCCGCCACGCTCGCGCATTCCTTCATGTTCTGTGAAGAGTGCGACACGCCGATCCCTACGGCGCGCCGCGTGGCGATCCCTGGCTGCACGCATTGCGTGACCTGCCAATCTATCGACGAAGCCAGGAAGGCCCGCCATGCTCGATGAGGTACTGAATCAATTTGCCGACTATGGCCTTGAACCCGCTCAGCCCCTGGTGTTTGGCAAACTCACCCGCTGCAAAACCACCCAGGACAAGGGCAAGGAGAAAAACGGCTGGTACGTCATCCACGAACACCGCACCGAAAAAAACGAGACGCTGATCTTCGGCAGCTTCGGTGACTGGCGCTCCGGCGATACCCAAAAAATCAAGGTCAAGGCCGGGCGCATGAGCCCCGAAGAGCGCGAAGTCATGCGCGCTCGGCAGGAAGACGCCAAGCGTAGGGCTGCCGAGATCGCGGCCAACGCATCACGTCGAGCAGCGAACCGTGCCGCCGGCCTGTTCAAGCGTATGCCCGAAAAGGGCAAGAGCGCCTATCTGGATCGAAAGCAGATCGTCGGCTTCAAAGTCCGCTATGCGCCCCGTACAGGCGCATTTTTGGTGCCCATGTGCAACGTGCGCGACCAGATCGTCGGCCTGCAAGTGATCTTCCCTGCGAAGCAAGAGGACACCGGGCGCGACAAGGCCTACTGGCCCTACGGCATGTCGAAGGAAGGCGCCTTCCACCTGATCGGCCCGCACCCCGAACCCGGCGAACCGGTGCTGGTATGTGAGGGCTACGCTACAGGCGCAAGCCTGCACATGGCGACTTCACTCACTGTCGCCATCGCCTTCGACGCGGGCAACCTGCTGCCAGTCTCCAAGGCCATGCGCGAGCGCTTCCCCGGCTGCCCGCTGATCATCTGCCGCGACGATGACTGGAAGACTAAACGCCCCAACGGCGACCCCTGGAACCCAGGCGAAGAGAAGGCCACCAATGCAGCGCTGATCGTCGGCGGCCAAGTGGTGGCACCCATTTTCTCCGGTGAGCGCGAAATCAAGTGGACCGACTTCAACGACCTGCACGTTGCCGAGGGATTGGAAGCCGTCCGCCGCCAAGTGTTGGCGGTAGTCAGGCCTCCTGCAGCGGGTGGTTGGAAGGATCACCTTGCCCACACGGAAAGCGGCTCACTGATCGCGCACATGCAAAACGTCGAGCTGATCCTGGGCAACGACGAGCGCTGGGCCGGTGTCATCGGTTACAGCGTGTTCAGCTCCAAGATCGTCAAGTTGCGATCTGCACCATACGGAGGCGGGCCCGGTGATTGGGCCGACATTGATGACATGCGGGTGATGAAATGGCTCGCGCAGCAATACGACCTGCGGGTCAAAGCGTCCCACGTCATCGAAGCGGTCAGCGTGGTCGCCCACGACCATTCCTTTCATCCGGTGCGTGAGTACCTGGCGAAGCTGGAATGGGACCGCGTGCCCCGTATCGAAACCTGGCTCACCGATGTGTTGGGCGTCCAAGCCAGCGAGTACACGGCCAAGGTCGGCAAGCGTTGGCTGATCTCGGCGGTCGCGCGGGTGATGCGCCCAGGCTGCAAGGCCGACTCGGTGATGATTCTCGAAGGCGGGCAGGGTGCGGGTAAGTCCACGGCCATGGGCGTCCTCGGTGGGGAGTGGTTCATGGACACGCCTTTTGCCCTTGGCGACAAGGACAGCTTCCAGGCGATTCGCGGCAAGTGGATCGTCGAGCTGGGCGAGCTGGACAGCTTCAACAAGGCCGAAAGCACCAAGGCCAAGCAATTCTTCTCCGCGTCCACCGACACCTACCGCGAGAGTTACGGCCGCAGAACGAATGACGTGCCACGCCAGTGTGTTTTCGTGGGCACCACCAACCAAGAGGAATACCTCAAGGACGCCACGGGCAACCGTCGCTACTGGCCGGTGTTCTGCAACAAGGTCGACCTGGAGCAACTGCGCGAGATCCGCGATCAGTTGTGGGCCGAGGCGCTGTTCTGCTTTGAGGCCGGTGATATTTGGTGGGTGACCAAGGACGAATCCTGGATGTTCGCCGAGGCCCAGGACGAGCGCTTCGTGGTCGATGAATGGGAAGGCCCGATCCTGAGCTGGCTGGAAGAATCGCAGATCGGCGAAACAGCCACCGGCAACGAGATTCTGACCCAGGCGCTCAAGCTGGACTTCGGTCACTGGGGCAAGCCTGAGCAGATGCGGGTCGGGGCGATCATGCATCGGCTGGGTTGGCGCAAGCGGCGGATGCCGGCATTGCCGAAAAGCGGGGTGCGGCCATGGGCCTATGAGAAACCCTCGGGCTGGGGGCGTTCGACTGCGTTGCAGCAGTCGGTGATCGAGGAGCCTTGCTTTGATTAAGCGAATCGACGAGATGCTCAAACTGTGGGCACAGGATCTGCACTCGCCTGTGCCGGAAAACGCGGGCGGGCCGAGTGGCGGCAACATGATCGCCATGCTGATGGACTGTAAGGGGGAGTTGATACGCGGCACGCGGGGTAGTCGGGTACTGCTGGATGAGTCGGCCGACATTGAGCTGATCGTTAACAAGCACTTGCCGCCGCAGCTGTCGGTCGTCGTGCGCGAACACTACTGCAACCACGAAAGCTTCCTCTCTCAGAAGATGCTGTATTGCGGTTGCAGTGCGCCGACCTATTACCGGCGTCTTCATGAAGCCCACGTCTCCATCGACGGCATGCTGATGGGGAAAGCTGCATGACCTTTGGCGTCACTCCACGTGCCTCTGTCCTACTGTCCGTCCTTGTCCGACTGCCGTTTAGTGCAGTTGGACAAGCGCAGGCCGCGTCTTTGTTGGCCTGTCCTACCGTCCAACCTTCACCCGCCCCACGCACACGTGAGCATAGCGGGCACGTAATCGCGCCCACGGCGCGCACGCGTGTTTTTAGCTTTCTCTCTATACACAAGAGAAAATTAATAAAGGTAGGACAGTAGGGCAGAGCCCCGTATTCAGGCGCTTGTAGCTGTCCTACTTCGATCTAGAATAGTGGGACAGGTCAGACAGGGCACCAGAAGCGATAGCCGATTGAATGCGTTGTCCCTGCGTTACACCTGCGTCATACCTGTATTGCACCTGTATTGCACCATGGCATTAAAACCTGCTTGCTGCCATGATAATCCACCTGTAAAAAGTACCCATCTTCGATAGGTGCGACCGCAAGCAGCGGGACACACCACCACACTGAACCCGGCCATTGCGCCGGGTTTTTGCGTTTATGGGGTAGGGCGATGACGAACGAGCAGCAAGCGCTTATTGAGATGCCGATCTGGATGGTGATCGTACTGTCCCTGGTCGGTGGGATTTCCGGTGAGGCATGGCGGGCCGACAAGGCGGGGGTTAGCGGCTGGTCATTGGTTCGCCGCTTGCTACTGCGGTCCGGGGCCTGCGTGGTCTGCGGGCTTTCCACCATGATGTTGTTGCACGCATCGGGCATGTCGGTCTTGGCGGCAGGCAGCATCGGCTGCCTCACCGCGATGGCCGGCGCCGATGTCGCCATCGGGTTGTACGAACGCTGGGCCGCCAAGCGGTTGGGCGTGTGCGATGTGCCGCCCTCGGGTGGCGGCCAGGCATGATGGGCTGGAGGCCACGGAATACGTGGCTCTCACATTTTTGCACCAAAATAGAGCGCCGAAAAGTCGCCGGGGACCCTGGCGAAATTCGAGGGGCACGGGGCATGAAACCCGCGGGAAAGCGTTAGCGGGTGGGCTGCCAGCTTACTGAAATTCAATCGATTGAAATTGTAAGGTTTCCATTGAAAAGCCGTTGAAAAGGAGGGCTTATGACGGATCCACTGTTCCTGTCTAAAAGCGCTTTCGCGGTTCGCATCGGCAGGACGCCGAGCTACATCACCTGGCTCAAAGACAACAACCGCCTGGTGTTGTCGCCGGATGGCAAGAAGGTCGACGTGCTGGCAACCGAGGCGCTGATCCTCGAAACCGCCGACCCCAGCAAGGCCGCCGTTGCGGCTCGACACCAGCAGGACCGGATCCAGCGTGACGTTTACAGTCAACTGTCCCCCCTGGTCGAGCCGACTAACACGGCTGCGCCGCAGCAGCCTGCTGGCGCGAAGAGCGGGCAACCAGACTTCCAGAAGGCCCGTGCACACCGCGAGTACTACCTGGCCCAGTTAGCCGAGGCCGAGTTCCATAAGGTGCAAGGCTCGCTGGTAGACATGAAAGCGGTCACCGCCGGGGCCTACAACGCTGGACGCATGCTGCGCGACCAACTGCTCAGCATGCCCCCGCAACTGGCCCCCGAACTGGCGGTCATGACCGACCCTTGGGAAATCGAACAGCACCTGACGAAGGCACTGCGGTTGTCCCTGGAAGAAGCCGAGCGTATGTCCTCGGCCGACCTTGAACGCGATCTGACCACGACGAGTTAACCCATGCAGACGGAAAAACCTGACGGCGCCGAGGTGTACCGTGAGGCGTATTTTCGTGGGCTGCGTCCAGACCCTAGCCTGTGGGTGGACGAGTGGGCCGACGAGTACATGCGCATCCCGCGTGATACCGGCGCCGCCGAGCCAGGGAAATATCGCACCGTGCGCACGCCTTACGCCCGCGAGCCGATGCGTTGCCTGTCACCGGCTCATCCGTGCAAGCGAGTGGTCACCATGGTTGCCTCGCAGTTGATGAAAACCCAGATAGCCTTGAACTGGATCGGCGCGCTTATCCACATGGTGCCATCGAACATTCTCACACTACTGCCAAGCCTGGGGCTGGCAAAGCGGGTGTCGTCGCGGATTGGCAAGACCATCAAAGCCACCCCGGTGCTGCGTGAGCGTGTGGCAGCCAGCCGCTCGCGGGACTCGCGCAACACCATGGACACCAAGGAGTTCGAAGGCGGCTCGCTGTACGTCACCACCGCCGGATCTGCGGCCAACTTGGCTGAGCTGTCGGCGCGCTATGTGTACGGCGATGAGATCGACCGCTGGGAGGTTGACGTCGGCGAGGAGGGCGACCCCATCGAGCTGGCGGAAACGCGGGGCAGTACGTTCGGCCGCAACGCCAAGTTCTACTTCTCCAGCTCGCCGACGATCAAGGGCGCCTCGCGCATCGACGATTTGTTCGAGGGCAGCGACCAGCGTTACTACTACGTGCCGTGTCCAACCTGCGGGCACATGCAGACCCTGGAGTGGGAGCGGCTGCAGTACTCCCAGGACTTCAACGTGGTGCACTACGAGTGCGCCGGCCCTGACTGCGATGTGCTGATCGAGGAGCACCACAAGGGCGACATGCTCGCCCGTGGCGAGTGGCGCGCCCATGCCAAGGGCGACGGCGAGACGGTAGGCTTCCACCTCAACGCGCTGTATTCGCCGTTGGGTTGGACAGGCTGGAAGTCGCTGGCGAAGCAATTCGAGAAGGCGAAAAAGGCCCAGGCCAAGGGCGACCTTGAGCCCATGCAGGTGTTCTACAACACCCGTCTGGCGAAGGTCTGGGACAGTGCGCAAGAGCAGACCAAGGCCTCGGTGCTGATCGAGCGGGCGCGCCGGGAAGGCTTCTCCCTCGGCGCAATGCCTGCCGCCGTGATGATGATCACTGGCTCCGTGGACGTGCAGGCCGACCGCCTGGAGTTCATGGCAATGGGCTGGGGCGTCGGCATGGAACGCTGGGTCATCGATCACCGGGTGATCGCGGGCGACCCTTCGGACGAACGCACCTGGGCGGTCCTAGATGAACTGCTCAAGGAGCGCTACCGACATCCGTGCGGCGTCGGCCTCGGCATTCTCGCAGTCGCCGTCGATTCCGGTGGTCACCACACCGATGAGGTCTATCAGTTCTGCCGCGTGCGGCGCTGGCGCAATATCTTCGCGATCAAGGGCGCGAGCAAGCCCGGCAAGCCGGTGATCGCTCAGCGGCCGTCCATGGTTGACGTGACCTGGAAGGGCCAGACCGAACGCGGCGGCGCCGAGCTGTGGTTTGTCGGCACCGACACGGCAAAGGACTGGATCTACAACCGCTACCCGTTCGAGTCAGGCCCAGGCGCGCTGCACTTTGCCAACGACCTGCCGGACGAGTTCTTCGCCCAATGCGTGGCCGAGCGCAAGGTCGCCAAGTACGTGCGGGGCCATAAGCGTATCGAGTGGATCAAGGGCAAGGCCGAGCGCAACGAAGCACTCGACCTGATGGTTTACAACCTGGCGATGGCGCACTACCTCGGCATCAATCGCTATCAGGAACATGACTGGGAACGGGTGCGAAACTCTCTGGCACAAGCCGGATTGTTCGATGAAAAGGTGGTCGCCGCCGAGCGTGTCACGGTCGTCGACCACTCTCATGCGACGCCGTCGACACCACCTGCTGCCCACGCCGCCCAACCACGACCCGCTGCACCCCCACAACGCCGCAGTTCCACCAGCGGTTACCTGAAGAGACGCTGATATGTCGTTTACCCCGAAGCACCTCGAAGCCATCGAGCGCGCCATAGCACGCGGTGAAAAGACCGTGCGCTACAGCGACCGCACGGTGGAATACCGCTCCATTGACGAACTGCTCAAGGCCCGCGACGAGATTCGCACATCGTTGAGCCAAGCCGCCGGGCCGCGCTCTCGCGTGGTTCGGCTTTCCCACGGAGGCAAAGGACTCTAATGGCTCGACATTATCCGACGCTCACCCGTAACGGATTCTTGCTGCCGTCGAACATCAAGGCCAGTTACGAAGGCGCCGGGGAGGGCCGGCGTTCGGCCAGTTGGGAAGCCACCGACAACGGCATAAACAGCATCAACACCCCGGCCCTGCGCAACCTGCGCGCTCGCTCGCGTGCGGCGGTACGCAATGACCCGTACGCGTTCAACGTCATCGACAAGCGCGTCAGCAACCTGATCGGCACCGGCATCACGCCTAGGCCGACCACGGACGACGCGGCACTGCGCAAACTCAAGCAGCAGCTGTGGGATGACTGGGTGGACGAGGCCGACGCCGACGAGCTGACCGACTTCTACGGCATGCAGGCCCTGGTGGCGCGCACCGTCGAAACGGCCGGTGAGTGCTTTGTGCGGCTCAGGCCGCGAAGCCCGAGCGAAGGCTTGGCGGTGCCGCTGCAGCTGCAGGCGTTGGCCCCTGAGTTTGTCCCTCACGACAAGTTCGAGACCGCCAAAAATGGCAACGTGATCCGCGCCGGGATTGAGTTCAACCCCGCCGGTAAGCGGGTGGCGTATTGGATGTACCTGTCACACCCACGCGACTCGTCGTCGCTGAACGCCGGCTACAACCAGTTGGTGCGCGTACCGGCCGCGCAGGTGCTGCATATCTTCGAACCGATGGAACCGGGCCAGTTGCGCGGTGTGCCGCGTTTGGCACCGGTGTTGAAGCGCTTGCGCAGCCTGGATAACTACGATGACGCGGTGCTGTTCCGCCAGGAAGTGGCGAACCTGTTCGCGGGCTTCATCAAGCGCCCGGCACCGGACAACGGGCAAACGCCACGCGATCCTGTCACCGGCCAGCTACTGACCACCGACCGCGACGGCTTCACGCCGATGGTCGCCCTGGAGCCCGGCACCATGCAGGAGTTGGGGCCAGGTGAAGAGGTGGAGTTCTCCAAGCCACCGGACGCTGGCAACAACTACCCGGACTTTATGCGTCAGCAACTGATGGCAGCGGCGGCGGGTTCGGGTACGCCGTACGAGATCCTCACCGGCGACATGCGCGAGGTCAACGACCGGGCGCTGCGGGTGGTGCTCAACGAGTTTCGGCGCCGCCTGGAGCAGCTGCAATTCGGTGTGTATGTGCATCAACTGTGTCGCCCGGTGCGGGCGGCCTGGATGGATATGGCGGTGTTGTCCGGCGCTCTGGTGCTGGAGGACTACGCGCAACGTCGACGCGAATACCTGCGCACGCGTTGGGTGCCGCAAGGCTGGGCCTACATCCAGCCGGTGCAGGACGTGCAGGCGCGTCGGATGGAAGTGCAGGCGGGCTTCGGTTCGCGCAGTGAGATGTGTCTGCGTAACGGTTACGACGCGGAAACCATCGACGCAGAAAACGCCGCCGACCTCGCAAGGTCAACGGACCTCGGCCTCAACTACACGACTCTTGATGCCATCGAGCCGATTGATGACAAGGAACAATTATGAGCAAAAAGACGAAGCCCCGCGTTTATGACAAGGCGGGCAAGCAGGTCAAGGTGGCCGACAAGAGCTGGTACACCTTCCAGGCCAGCGGCGAAGCCGAGCAGCGCAGCATCGAGATCTTCGTATACGGCGAGATCGGCGCCTGGGGCGTCACCGCCAATCAGTTCGTGCAGGATCTGCGTGCCATGGATGACGGCGCGTCCCCGGTGATTGTCGCGTTCAACAGCATAGGCGGTGACCTGTTCGACGGCCTGGCGATTCACAACGCGCTGTCGCGTTTGGGCGAGCGCTGCACCGGCCGCATTGACGCTCTGGCGGCCAGCGCGGCCAGTGTCGCAGTGTGCGGCGCTCATCGAGTGGTGATCGCGGCCAACGCCATGTTGATGATCCACAACCCCTACACCTTTACCGGTGGCGATGCCGAAGACTTCCGTCGTGTCGCCGATGTGCTGGACCAGACTCTGGAAGCGATCATCGCGGCTTACAAAGCCAAAGCGCCGGACATCGACGAGGTCGAGTTGCGCCGCATGGTCAACGCCGAGACCTGGCTCACCGCCAATGAAGCGGTGGCGTTGGGTTTGGCTGATGAAGTGGGTGACGGCCTCAAGGTCAGCGCCTGCCTCGGCCAGGGCAGCGTGCTACAGCGTTTCCAGCATGCCCCGCCTGAGTTGCTCGCCCAGCTGGATGAAGAGCCAGATGTCGAACCGACAGAGCCAGTTATTCAGCCTGATCCGGCTCCTGTGCTGGACGCCGCCGGATTGGCACTGCTGGTCACCAAGAGTTGTGCGGCGGCAGGCATCAGCAACCTGGTAGAGCCGCTTCTTGCTACCACCAAGCTGGAGAGCGAAGCGGTAGTCACGGCGGCGCTGACCAGGGCGAAAGCGCTTCACGGCCTTTGTGTTGCTGCACGACTACCTGAGCTGACTGGCGAGTTCATCGCAGCTGGCCTGGATGAAGCTGCGGTCAGGGCTCGTCTGTTCGACAAGCTGGTAAGCAGCGGCGGCGGCTTTGAAATCAACAATAGCCTGCCGCTGGACAATGACCCCGAACTCACAGTCAAGGCCAAGCAGGTCGACACCCAAGCAATCTGGAGCAGTCGTCAGACAGCTCAGAACGGAACCTCGAAAGGAGCAAGAACATGAAAACTGAATCGATGCACGCAGGCGAGTTCCTGCTGTCCGAAGGCGCTGGCAACATCTCCCGCGAAGCGATCAACGTCGCCGCAGGGCCGGCCCTGGAGCCAGGACAGATTCTCGGCCTGGTCACGCTCAGCGGCGAATTCGCCCCATACAACCCCCTCGCTGAGGACGGCACCGAAAACGCCATCGCAATCCTCTACGGCCCGCTGGGTGAGTCCGATGTTCCTCGTCGCGGTCGTGCTGTCGTGCGCTTGGCCGAGGTCAGTGAAGCCCACCTGACGGGTCTCGACCCTGCCGCCGAAAAGGCTCTGGCAGCCCATTTCCTGATCGTCCGCTAAGACGTTCACCCCCACCTATCCATCCCGCCGCGTGCGGGATTTTTCGTTTCTGGAGAGTACCCCATGGCCGATATCGCCATTTTTGAAGACGATGCGTTCAGCGTCTCCTCGCTGACCGCTGCAATTAATGACCAGGAATACCTGCCAGGCCGCATCAGCAGCCTGGGCCTGTTTCGTGAGGAGGGCATCAGCACCCTGACCGTGCAGATCGAGAAGGACGGCGACACCCTGGCGCTGGTGCCAGCGGGCGAACGTGGTACATCGGGTCTGGTGGTTGGCGGGACCAAGCGTACGTTGATCCCGTTCAACACCGTGCACCTGCCGGAGCGCTTCACCATCAAGGCAGATGAGATCCAGGGCATTCGCGCCTTCGGTACCCGCAGCGAATTGCAGGCCGTGCAGGACGTGGTCAACAAGCGCTTGGCGAAGGCTCGCCGCCAGTTGGATGCCACCCACGAATTCCAACGCATGGGCGCGTTGAACGGCCAGGTGCTGGACGCGGATGGCAAGACCGTCCTGTTGGATATTTACAAAGCCTTCGGTGTGAATCGCCAGAAGCTGCAGATGGGTTTGAACAGTCCAGATACCGAGCTGCGGGTCAAATGCGGTGAAGCGCTGGATATGCAGGAGGAAGCCCTCGGCAGTGTCACCAGCAGCGGTTCGCGCGGTTTGTGCGGCAAGAACTTCTGGAACAAGCTGATTGTTCATAAGTCGGTGAAAGAGACCTACCTCAACACCATGCAGGCCGCGTCTCTGCGTGGCGATGCCCGTGAAAGCTTCGAGTTCGGCGGGATCGTCTGGGAGCGATATCGCGGCAAGGTTGCCGGCGTTGCGTTCGTCCACGACGACAAGGCGCAGCTGATCCCCGAGGGTGTACCGGATCTGTACATCTCGTCCTTCGCGCCGGCCGACTACATGGAAACGGTCAACACACAGGGCATTCCGTACTACAGCAAGATTGAGCCGCTGCCCTTCAACAAGGGCGTGGCCGGTGAAGCCCAGTCCAACCCGCTGCACCTGTGCACGCGACCTCGGGCGCAGATCCTGCTGGAGATGTGACCGTGGCCTTCCGCGATCTGATCGACGACATCGACGATGTGGTGTTCGAGACCTTGGGCGACAGCGCATTGATCGAAGGTCGCACCGAGCCGGTGCTGGGCATGTTCTCGGCGCCATGGAAGCAGCCCCAGTTCGGTAAGGTCCACACGGCCATACGCGAGCCTCGCTTTGAGATCCGCGTGAAGGATTCGGACGGCCTGAGCAGGGGGTTGCGGGTCACGGTCGATGTGCCGGCGCTGGACGGTGGTGGCGACTACGACCTGCTGCAGCTGGAGCCCAACGGCAATGGCCTGGTGGCTCTGATCCTGAGGAAGCGCCCATGAGCATCGGCAGCTACGTACACCAGACCCGCGACAGCGGGATGCTCAACATCCAGCCGTCAGCGGTGCATTCCCAGGCGTTACGCGAGTTCGGGCAGTTAGTGCCCAAGGCTGCAGCAGCGGCCCAGCGTCGAGCAATCAATAAGACGCTGGGCAGGCTGCGCACTCACATCGCCCGCGCCGTGGGCAAGCAGGAGCGGATCGCCATCGGCGCCGTCCGGCAACGCCTTCGGGCGTACCCGGTCAGCGGCGGGGCGATGCGTGGCAAGTTGTGGTTCGGAGTCAACGCTATCGAGGCCAGCCGGGTCGGAAAGGCTCGGCAAACCCGTGCCGGTGTTTCGGTGGCAGGGCGACGTTACAAGGGCGCGTTTTTCAAGCAGGTGTATGGGGGCAGCCCTGATATCTGGATCCGCACGTCGAGCAAGCATTTCAACGCCACGGACTACCCCGGCAGTACGCAGGGGCGGCGCAGCTCTGGCTTCATCGCGGAAAGCGACAACCGCTTCCCGCTGGCGAAAGCCAAAGTGTCGCTTGACCAGGTGCGACCGCACTTCGATAGCTGGGTCAAACGCGCTGATGAAATATTGCTGGAGATCCTCAAGCAAGAACTCAACTTTGAACTGCAGAAGTATCTCAAGGGGACAGCCCGTGTCTGATCAGCCTTTCAGCCTCGACAGTTTGTATGAGGCCATCGAGCAGCACCTGCAGGAACATCTACCGGGGATTCAGGGCGTGTCGTTCTGGCCGGATCTGTCGGCAGAGGCCAGCATCCCCACACCCGTGGTCCTGCTGGAAATGGCCGAGATGGAGCCGGCGCCGGACACCGGCACCGGTGAAACCTCGCTGACCTGCAAGTTCGAGGCGCGGATCATCGTCGACTCAATCAGCACGGACCCGCAACGGCAGGCTGTGCAGCTGGCGTCTCAATTGGCGGTGCTGTTGCGCGGGCAGAGCTGGGGCCTGGCGGTCGACTGCGCGCAGTTCGTACGCTCCACCCAGGACTGGACCAAGCCCGAACTGGACGGTTACTTCGTCTGGCTGGTGGAGTGGGATCAGACGGTTTACCTGGGCGCCGAGGAATGGCCGTGGCCGGATGAACCGCCGGGTTCACTGGTCATCGATCTGGGGCCAGGCATTGGCCCGATCAATCCGGGAGATCTGCAATGAGCTACGCCGTTGCCCAGCATGATCGGATGATCGCCTCGACGGTGATGCCCTGTGTTGTGGTGGCGGTGGATTTGACCACAGCCATGGTGCGTGTGCAGTCGGGCGAATGGACCAGCGCCTGGGTGCGTTGGCACAGCCAGGCGGCAGGCAAGGCGCGCCATTGGCGGGCGCCCAGCCTGGGCGAGCAGGGCGCGTTGATCAGTCCCAGCGGCGAGCCGGCAATGGGCACGTTCATCGCCGGCCTGTACGGCAATGCTGGTGCCCAGCCGGACAATCGCGATCACGTTGAGGTATGGCGGTTCGACGATGGCGGCTCCCTGGTCTACGACTGGCAGGCCCACAGCTACACCATCGATCTGCCGGCCGGCACCGTCACGGTCAAGGTCGGTGGCTCGGTGCTGGAGATGACGCCGGACAGCGTGCGATTGGTGTCGGGCGAGATCAACCTGGTGGGCGCCGTCAGCATCGACGGAGCAACTCAGATCAACAGCACGTTGAATACAACCGGCGACATCAACAGCGCCGGCAAGGTCATCGATGCCGGCGGTAACACGCCGAACCACAAACACTGATCCCAACCCGCCCTGTGCGGGTTTTTCGTTTTAGGAGCATTCCTTGATGAGCAAGAACAAACCCGACAGCCCGGACAATGCCTTAGACAGCGAGCCCGCATTGCTCGTTGGGCCTGTCCGCGTCTTCCGCGACAAACTCTACACATCGCGCACCTTGGTATTTCCTGATGGCAGTACGGCGCCGGTTATCAAGGCGCGTGTAGCCGCCTGTGGTGACGAGCAGTACGAATTTCTCAAGGCACGCCCTGATATGGAACAGGTACAGGAGTAACCCCGATGATCGGAATGGATCGCCGCACCGGTAAACCGTTGTCCGGGCTCGACCATCTCCGGCAGTCCATCGGGGATATTCTCTCCACGCCGGTCGGCAGTCGGCGGATGCGACCTGAATACGGCAGCCAGATCCGGCGCTTTGTCGACCTACCGGTTAACGCCGGTTGGAAGAGCGCGGTACAGGCCGAAGTGGCTCGCTCGCTGGGGCGCTGGGAGCCGCGGCTAAAGCTCGAACAGGTGCAGGTCGTTGCCATTGTCGGCGGGCGCATCGACTTCAAATTAACCGGTGAATACCAGGGCGAACGCCTGCTGCTGGAGGTGTCGGCATGAGCACAGTGGATTTATCGGCACTGCCGGCGCCGCAGGTGCTGGAGGCCTTGGACTATGAAGCGCTGTACGAAGAAGGGCTCGCAGCCTTTCGTGGGCACATGGGCGACAACTGGTCGGCATCGCTGGAGAGCGACCCGGTGGTCAAGTTGGTGGAGCTGGGCGCGTACGGCAAGATGCAGAACCGGGCACGGGTCAACGATGCGGCCAAGGCGCTGATGTTGGCGTACGCCGAGAAGGAAGATCTCGACCAGCTTGCAGCCAACGTCGGACTCCAGCGCCTAGTGATTCAACCGGCCAACCTGCTGGCGGTACCGCCAGTGGAAGAGGTCAGGGAGTCGGACGATGCCCTGCGTGAGCGCATCCAGTTGGTCTATGAGGGGCTGACCACCGCCGGCCCACGTAACAGTTACATCTTCCATGCGCGCAACGCCTCGGCGCTGGTGGCCGATGCCACGGCAGAAAGCCCGTCGCCCGCCGTTGTGGTGGTGACCGTGCTGAGCCTCGCCGGCAACGGCAAAGCCGACCAGGCTTTGCTCGACCAGGTGTACGCCAAGCTTAGTGATGATGATATTCGTCCGGTGGGCGACCGCCTGATAGTGCAGAGCGCAGAGATCCTGAATTATCGGGTCGATGCTGTATTGCACATGATAGGTGCTGGTCCGGAAAACGACGCGATCCTTGCCGAGGCCATCAAGCGCCTCGCCGCTTGGATCAATCCGCGTAAACGCCTTGCCTTGGAGGTTGCTCGATCTGGTGTCGACGCCCAACTTCACATCAGCGGCGTCGGGAGGGTCGAGCTAAAGAACTGGGTCGACTTGAAGCCGACCAAGTTCCAGGCGGCCTATTGCACCGGTTTCAGCGTTGTCCTGGGGGGCTCGACATGACCAGTCTGCTCCCCTTGAACAGCACGCAACTGGAGCGTGCCATTGAGGCCGCCCTGGCCGAGAAAGCCGAGATCCCGCTCCGCACCCTGTACAACCCGGACACCTGTCCGGCGCATCTGCTGCCTTGGCTGGCCTGGACCTGGTCGGTCGACCGCTGGGACAACAAATGGACGGAAGCCGTCAAGCGCTCGGCCATTCGCTCCGCGTTCTACGTGCATGCGCACAAGGGCACCATCGGCGCGTTGCGCAGGGTGGTCGAGCCGCTCGGCTACCTGATCGAGGTGCTGGAGTGGTGGCAGACCACGCCCAAGGGTATCCCCGGCACCTTTGCCTTGAAGGTCGGCGTGCTGGACACCGGCATCACCGAAGAGATGTACCTGGAGCTGGAGCGCCTGATCGACGACGCCAAACCCGTCAGTCGGCCGCTGACCGGACTCGCGATCAGCCTCGAAACCCAAGGCGCCATAAACATCGGTGTCGCCCTCTACGAAGGCGACGTAATCGACGTCTACCCACCCGTGCAACGTGACATCGAGGTCACGGGCTATATCGGCGTGGTCGGGCGCGAACACAGCATAGACACTCTGGACGTTTACCCATGATTGATCGCAACTCGCAATTTATGGCGATCCTCACCAACGTGGGGGCCGCGAAGTTGGCGAACGCCAATGCCTTGGGCATTCCCTGGAATCTCACCGCACTGGGGGTAGGGGACGCCAACGGTACCGACCCGCTGCCGAGCGCGACCCAGACCAAGCTAATCAACGAGCATCGGCGCGCACCGCTGAATCAACTGCGCGTCGACCCGGTTAACGCGGCGGTGATCATCGCCGAGCAGGTGATCCCGGCAGACGTCGGCGGTTGGTGGATTCGCGAAATCGGCCTGTACGATTCCGACGGCGACCTGGTGGCGGTTTCCAATTGCGCGCCGAGCTACAAGCCAGCATTGGATCAGGGTTCAGGCCGCACGCAGATCGTGCGGATGAACTTCATTGTTTCCAGCATCAACAACATCGTGTTGAAGATCGATCCCGCGATTGTGTTGGCGACACGTGAGTATGTGGACCTGGCGATCACTGAGGCCATCGACAAGCAGGACTTCAAGCATTCGGTGCTGGCGGCCACTACGGCCAACATCGTCTTGAGTGGCATCCAGACCATCGACGGAGTGTTGTTGTCGGCAGATGCCCGTGTCCTGGTGAAGAGTCAGACCCAGGCGAAAGATAACGGTATCTACGTCGTGCCGGCCAGCGGTGCCTGGAAGCGTGCCCAGGACGCTGACACCAGTGTCGAGGTCACGCCGGGATTGTTTGTGCACGTAGAGAAGGGCACGGCCAACGGCGACAGCGTATGGCAACTGGTCACGGACGCACCGATTGAACTGGGAACCACGCCGCTGGCTTTTGAAATGGTTACCGGGCGTACGGGTGTCGTCGCGGGAACCTATCGCAGTTTGACCGTAGACAAGAATGGTCGCGTTATAGCGGGAACCAACCCCACGACGTTGGCCGGTGCGGGCATTACTGACGCCTTGCCAGCCGCTGGCGGTGCTTACAATCCAAAGTTCTCCGGGTTGTCCCTTCACGCCGAGGCGCGTGGTTACAACGGTAGTGGTGGTTTCATCGGGTGGGGGGCTGATGCCAGCGGTACGGTGCAATTTATTTGCAACAAGGGAGGCGGCAATACAGGTGGTTTCGTGTGGGGAACGGTCAATGCGGACAATGCCAGTCTCGGGCCGCTAATGTCCTACACCCCAGGCGGAACACTGAATGTTCCGACTGCTTTGTCTGTACCCGCAATCACCAGCAATACCACCGTTTCTACGCAGTCACCGGGCTACGCAGGCAGCTACATTGCCAACGGTGCGTTCGTTGCTGCCGCCGTGCAATACAAGGTAAATGGCAGCTCTTGTATTGAGGTGGGGTTTGTCGGCGGAGATGTTGCCGCACCCTACCTGAAACACACTAACGGCACGGTTGTCCGTGTTCAGGTGGATCGGCCAAAAGATACGGCACTGCTGGATCCGACTGGGTGGAGCAAAAACGCC